GTTATATAACTACTGAATATCCAGAAGATGTTTATACATTAAAAACCCAAGACCAGTACGGTTTTATTGTTGAAGAAGTGGCAGAAGTCTCACCAGATTTGGTGCAGCATAAACTGGTTGATGGTGTTTACATCCCTCAAATGTGGAAAGAACACGCAATGATTGCCCTGGCTGTAAAAGCCATTCAAGAACTTTCTGCCAAAGTTGAAGCCCTAGAGGCTCAATAATGGAAGAAACATACACACGGCTTTCAACCCCAACAGGTACCGTAACAGACATTAAGAAAGTTCGTGGCGTTATGGTACATCGCCACCGTGAAGAACAAAACCAAATTAACCAACCTGTACAGGACACTATTCCAGGTGTTGGGTCAGGTGACCAATAATGGCTAAGTTAACTCCTATGGAGCACACAGTTCAGTTGGCTCGTAACTACCTTCGTGATTTTCCTAAGTTCTTTCAAGTATCTTTTGAAGCCATTGGGCGCACCTATGAACTAGGTCAAGTAAATGTAGACCCAACTACTTTGTGGGTTGCTACCTACACAGGTTCTACTGTTACCGAATTGACGACTTCTCAATACAGTATTGACAACCGTAACGGTATTTTGCGCCTTGCTACTACCCAAGCAGCCAACACCAAGATTATGGTTGAAGGTTATTACTACGAGTGGATTCTTCCACAAGACCTTGAGTTCTATGCAGAGCGTTCAATCAACTTCCATACTCCAACAGTCAATGTGCCTCTAGAGCAGGCATCCGCTGCTGTATTGGACGTAGTGGGCCTGGGAGCGCTTGTAGAGGCCCTACAGGCTCTTATGACAGAATACGCCCGTGACATTGACGTAATGACTTCTGAGTCCATTCACATCCCTGGTTCTCAGCGTTTCCGTATGCTCCAAAGCCTGTGTGATAAATGGGAAGTTGAGTACCGTAAGCACGCTAATAACCTCAACATTGGTCCCGAGCGTATTGAACAGTTCAGCCTTCGCCGTGTATCTCGTACAACTAACCGTTACGTACCATTATTTAAAGCCAAGGAACTTGGCGACTACGGACCAATGGAACGTATTTGGGCAGAAGATACTGAAGGTCACATTAGTGTTACTCAACCAGACGAACCATTGCGTGAGGATATCTTTATTGATGTAGACCCACCAATTGGGGTTACACAGAATACCTACCTCTAATGGACGTGCGGCGTGAACTAGCGGCAATCCGCAAGCATTACCGTGAGTATCAACAAAAAACTAACGAGTTTATTGTTTGGTTTGAGTTTACTCCCCTTGGTACAAACGTTTCAACGCAGTCTGTCTATGACGATGTCTATGACGAAGGCATACCAGGGACTGGTGGTAGGAAATACAAAGCAGGGGTAACCATACCTGTTTTGTTAGTCACCGAAGCCGAAGACACTAAGCGTGCCATTCCTGAAGGTCGCCAGCCCGTACAGTTGACCAATATTGTTGGCTCAGTACAAGACTTTAGAGATGCTGGGGTAACCGACCCCTTTGAGTATCAGCAACACCTAAATGACATGTTCTTTTATGATGGTCGTTACTACAGCGTTGCTTCATACAAAGTTCGTGGTAGAGCACAAGATGACGTGCTGGTTGTAGTTGAAGGTATTGAAATCTACCTTAATCAAGAATTTTTGTTTGACACAGGCCCAGGTGCAATGGGAACACAAAACCTCCCTTGGCCTTCTAGCCTCCCCGTAGTCTGATAAAATAGTATTGCACAGCGAGCGCTTTGCGATACAACGCCCAGACTTCAGGAGATGCCTAATGGCTCTACAAACCTATATTCAAGGTTCTCTCTGTGTCTAAGTCTGGGTTCCTTTTAGCCGAAGACGAGGCTATTAAAGTTCGCTTTAGTGGGTTAACCGTTTCAGATGACCGTGACAACTCTCGTGATGTCCAAGTTTTCTTTAGATACCCTGAAGGTGAAACTGAGCGTCATTACCCTTTTATCACGCTAGAACTTATTGACGTTGTGTACGCCCGTAACCGCCAGCATTCAATTGCTGACCAGTATGCATCTCAAGGACCTATAACTGTTCCTACAGCCGTTAAGTATCTTAAAACTACTGAGTACGTCCCTGTAGACCTTTTATACCAAGTTTCTACCTTTACCCGTAGCGCCCTTCATGACCGTCAACTGACGGCAAAGATTCTTTATAATGTTGCACCACTTCGGTACAACTCTATTTATATTCCAGCAGATGGCACTCATCGCCGTTTAGACATGCTGGATTGGACGACAGCCGACCTCCTTGACCCCGAGGCTGGTTACCGTAAGCGGATTTTCCGCAAAATATACACACTTCAGATGACGGCAGAAATACCAACATCTGAGTTTGAAGGGGTCAAGCAAGTTACTCAAATTGAGACTACAATTGTACAAAACTCGTGAATATTTTTAATTTCCACCGCCAAAGCATCTAGGAGTTCTGATGGCTTACCAATTACCCGGCGTATACGTCCGTGAAATACCCGCACAAACGCAGGTAACAGCCCAACCCACAGTCACCACTGCCGTATTTATCGGCTCAGCACTGCGTGGACCATCCAACCCGACCTTGATTACTTCATGGTCAAATTACACTACCGTTTTTGGTCCACTGTCAAATGACTATGACCTAGGTTACGCTGTGTACAACTATTTCGCCAACGGTGGCGGTCTTGCTTATGTATCACGAGTGGTTAACTCGGACTCAACACCAGCAACAGTTACCCTTACTGGAACGGTTTCAAGTACGTCTACTACCTTGTTTGCATTAACTGCAAGGTCTACAGGTACTTGGGCAAACTCTAGTGCTGATGATAATGGTCTTCGTGCAGTTGTTACCTTTGACCGTAACACTTGTACCGCTACTGGCACTTCTGCAACTATCACATCTTCAACTCTTTTCTCATTGAGTATTCTTTACAATGGTGCTGAAGTTGAGCGTTGGCAAGAGTTGTCGTTGGACCCAGCATCAGGTCGCTACGTTAAAGACGTTTTGAACCTTTTCTCATCTTATATAACCTGCGGAACACCTGTAGTTATTGCAAGTGGTTCAACAATGGTTGTAGTTGTTGAGACTGGAACCTATGAGACTTCTTCAAAGGCTTTTGCTTCAGCAACAAATGGTACAGCACCTTCAACAGATGAGACTACTGCCACGTTGTGGTACAACACTATTGCAGGAAATGGTACAACTCTCCAGGGTTACAATGCTATTAAGAACCCTTTGTTGATTAACTTTGTTGGTCAAACTACTAAAGCGGTTGTAGATAAGGCTCTTCTTTACGCTTCAACACGTGGTGATTCTTTTGTCATCATTGACAGCGCTAAGAGTGACGACTACAGCGTTGCAAATGGTCGTGACTATGGAACGACTGCAACTAAAGGTTATGGTGCTGTGTACTTCCCAGCACTCTTGATGGGCGACCCTGCTCGTTCAGGTCCAGCCGCCCTTCGTACTACCTTCCCAGGTGGTGCAGTTGCTGGTGCATATGTTCGTTCAGAAAATACCCGAGGTGTTGCTAAAGCACCTGCTGGATATGGTCTTGAACTATCTAATGTTTATGGACTTGCTACAGCAGTCACAGCAGACCAAGAAAGTACTTTGTACTCTACAAAAGGAACTAACGTATTTCGTTCTATTCCTGGTGGCTCTTTTATCATCAATGGTGCTCGCACATTGGCAACAAGTCGTGCTGAAAAGTACATCACTGTACGCCGTTCTTTGAACTTTGTTAAGGCTCTTGTTGAATCACAGACAGCATTTGCAGTCTTTGAACCCAACGACACTCGGTTGTGGGATAAAATTAACAACCGTCTTTCACAAACCCTTCTTGGCGTTTGGGCAAGCGGAAACCTGAAGGGTGCAAACCCAGGGGAAGCCTTTTACATTATTTGTGATAACACCAACAACACAGCCTCAACAATTGCAGATGGTTTTGTAAATGTTGAAATTGGTGTTTCACTCCTCAGCCCTGCTGAGTTCATTGTTATCAATATCAACCAATGGTCCGGCACTGCCGACTAATCAAGGAGAAGTTTAATGACTACTACATTCACAACTACACAGCGTACAGACCCGCTTCGTAACTTTAAGTTCCGTGTACAAATCCAACCACTTAGTGGTTCAGGAGAAGCCGCTACTGATAGTGCCCTTGACAAAGCCGCCCGTGGCATTGGAGATATTGGGTTTGCTCAAGTTAGTGGACTTTCAGTTACTAACCAAGAAATTACATACCGTGAGGGTGGCATGAACACCCACCCACACCGCTTTGTAGGTCAATCAGACTTTACTCCAGTTGCTTTTGCTCGTGGTGTTTTTTCTGGTCAAGACCAACTTTGGAAATGGCAGCAATTCATGCACGCATGGATTGGTGGAGGAATTTCAGGTGGAACCGACCTCAGTAAGGAAGACAACTACCGTTGTCACATCATTGTAAAAGTATATGACCACCCACATAACGCTTCCGGTGCTGTTGGTAGTTCAGGTAATGACGCTAGCAACACCTTAAAATATGCGTATGATGGTGGTGCAACCGCCACCACTACAAACGTTGTTGTTCCTGGTAAGGTTAAATTGCAATACAAATTGTTTAACTGCTGGCCTGGTTCATTCTCATTGAGTGACCTGTCT